AGAATATAAAATCAATTGCAGAAGAAGCAATAGACGACTATTTAAATGAACTTAACATGAGTTGGGAAGATGAAGAAAACTTAATAGTCCGTATATCTCAAATTGAAACTAGATTACTTAGTATTGATGGAGTATTAGACATTGCAAATACAATGATAAATGAGGTTAAATCTAATCTAACAATAAATAGTAACAGTATAGTAGTGAGAGGTGAGGTAGTTGGATAAAGAGATTAATCTAATAAATTACTTACCACAAATTCTACAAGATAAAGAAGAATATATAAAAGTATTTAATGTAGGAAATAAAGAAATAAAAATATTACATGATAAATTAAAGGACCTATCAAATGACCAGTTTTTAGAGGACCTAACTATAAGTGGTATAAAAAGATGGGAAAAGATAATGTCTATAACTCCTAAAAGTAATGAGAGTTTAGAAGATAGAAGGTTTAGGATTTTTAGTAAATATATAAGTAAATTACCTTACTCAGAGAGATTTTTAAGGAATTGGCTAGATAGTATAGTTGGAGAAGGTAATTATGAGTTAACTATAAATAATGCTACTTATAATATACATTTAGAAAGTGATGCTAGAAATCAAGATTGGTTTGAGGAAGTTCATTCTTTTGTAAGTGATATTAAGCCATGCAACATGACACTAGATTACACTAGAGTTTTAGTTAGCAAAGATAATAGTGTGTACTTTGGAGCAACCACTATTACAGGGCATGAGATTACAATTTACCCATGGTCACCTAGTGATATTGAAACACAAGGAGAGATTAATATACTTAGTGGCAATGGGTTTGGATATCAAGAGGTTACAATTTATTAGATAGGAGGTGGTAGTTTGGCTACAGATAAAAGTTACTACACGATATTAACAGATATAGGTAAGGCTAAGATAGCAAATGCAAGTATAGTAGGGGAAAAAGTTGACTTTGCTAGGATACAATTAGGTGATGGTGGAGGAAATGAGTATAATCCTACAGAGGAACAAACAGCATTAAAAAATGTAGTTTGGGAAGGTAAAGTAGGGAATGTCAAGACTGATGAAAGCATGACAAATTGCTTAATTTTAGAAAGTTTAATACCTGCTAGTGCTGGTGGGTTTGTAGTTAGAGAGATAGGTTATTTAGATACCGAAGGTAATTTACTAGCTATATCAAAGTATAGGTCAGCATATAAACCTAAAGTGGAAGATGGAGCAGTAATTGACATGAAGGTAAAAACTATCTTTGTTGTATCTAATGTAAATAACATAGAACTTAAAATTGACCCAACTATAATTTTTGCCACATTAAAAGATTTACAGGACCTAGACACTAAAATAGGTACTGTTAATACTAAAATAGATACAACTAAGGCAGAATTAACAAGCAACATAGAAACTACTAAAACAGAGCTAAACACTAGAATTGACACAGAAAATGAGAAACAAAATATTAAAATTGACCAATTAATCGCAGGTGGTTCAAATGTGGCATCTACTCAAACAATAACAATTGACGATTGGGTTGAGGATGCAGAAAATGGATTCAAAGCAACTGTAACACATAGTTTATTAACACAGAGAATAGTTGTAAATATTATAGATGCTACTACAAAAGAAAATGTAGTTACAAACTTTAAAATTATAGATGATAATTCTATAGAAATTAGAAGTGAAACAAGGTCAGAATTAAACGTTTATGTGATAAATGGAAATGCAGAACTCATTTTATTAATGCGACTGTGGATGATGGTAGAGTGTCTGAAATGACTACTTATTCATCTAAAAAAATACATGAAGAAATTAGTAAGGTAGCAGAACAATTAGCAGGAATTAATAGTAATATTATATCAACAGTAAATAATGACATATTACCTATATAGAAAGGAGAGTGAGGAAATGGCAGCATCAATGAATAGCTTTAATTTACCTGATATGAGAAAATATACTAAAAATATTGCGTTTGACCCATTTGCAGGGGGGAGGCAAAGTTTTGATTGGGGTGGTAATAACCATGGTTTGCAAGGTAGCTCTAAAGACACTTGTTTAAGTTGTACTTACAATGGTTCAACAATTAATTGGGGCTCAGGAAATGTTTGGGTTTTGGGAGGATATGGTCAATATACATTTACTTATAATTGTGAATCAATGCATGTGGATACACAACAAAAATTTCCATATACTTCTAATAGAATAATAACTATAAAAGGTAGACCAGTAATATCTGGTTTAGATACTTCACTTGGGAATAAAAGAAAAGGATTTAGTGTAGATTTTACTGTAAGTGATGATACTCCAGATGTTAATTTGATAGTGCGTGTTTATCTTGATGATAAATTAATACAAAACATTACTCCTGTTGTACAAAATTCAACTTTAACAGCAACAGTAACAGATAGTCAACTAAACTCTTTATCCATAGATGGAAATCACAAACTAAAAATACAATTAAATGATGGATATGATAATTTTGATAGAATTTTTACTTTTAAAAAAATAGAAAAGGGAATTAATATATCAACGTCATTAGTGACTGATAGTCAAGCTAAGTTTACTGTAACAAAAACATACAGTGAATTGACAAAAATAGAATGGTATTTAGATGAAGTATTAAAAGATACTTTTACTACAGACTTGTATTCAGAAAAAACTATTAACTATGAACTTACAGATAATGCAATACACACATTAAGAATAGTTGCTACAGATGCAGAAAATATAGTAGAGGAAAAAGTAATAAGTATAAGTAAGAATATAATGCCATTACAACCTAATGCTAGTTTAAGTGATATATCAACTAAGTTAACAGAGATTGGGCAAGGAGTCAGAAATGGTAAAACAAGTATTATAAATACTTTAGCATTAAAGAATATAGAGGCAAGTTTGAATAACACGCTAGTGGAGTTATCAGAGAAAATAAAGGCATCATTTGATAGTGGAGACGTTAGTTTGCAGGAGTTACAAAATAGAATAACAGAATTGAATAATCAACTAAGTCAAAGGATTAAATGGGCTAGCGGCACTTTTGTTGCTTCTGAAAAGACTAATCTTCCATTCGTAGTTCCTACTAATCTAACTTTTGTTCCTAAAATTATCATAATGGAACGCTCTAGTTTTCTTGATAGTAGCTCTCCTCTCCTTTCTGTTGAAGGTGGTTCTATTAGTAATTTAAACAATATACATTTTAATGCTAGTTGGGTTGGGAGTACTAGAGTTGCTTCTTTTATAACTCGAATAGAAAGTATTAGTGAGTCAAGTTTTACTGTTACAGGGGGTTCTATAAATAGTGCTATTAAATTTCCAGTCTATATTAGTAAAGGTACTTCTATAAAATGGTATGCGTTTGACATAATATAATAAAAAAGGTGGTAATTAAAATGGAAAGAGGAAATAGAATAATTTATAATCAGAATGGAAAAATATTACTCCAAACAGGAGAAGCGACAGGAGATATTTTAGAACATGATGTAATAACAGAGCTACACTACTTAGACATTGAATTTGGAAGTATAGACTATAGTAAACAGTATATAGAGTCTATAAATCCAGTTACAAAAGAACCTGTTATCAAAGACATACCAATCATTTTAACAGATGAACAAAAAAGATTACAAGCATTAGAAAAAGAACTAAGTATGTTAAAAGAAGAAAATAAAAATAGAGATAGTGAGATAGTAAACACAGCCTTTGAAGTAGAAAATATAAAATTAAATAATAACATATAGGAGGAATTAACATGTATAACTTATTAAAATTAATGATAGAACAAAAGAACTATAGCACTAAGGAGGATTTGCAACATAAAATTGATGTATTCTGCACAGTAAATAGGATTACAGAAGAACAGTATTTAGAATTAACAAGTTTATTAAATAAAGAAGAAACACCAGTAGAACCAACAGTTTAAGGTAGGTTCTTTTTTTATTGAAAGAGGTGATTAAATGACTTTTAAAGAGTTAGTTAATAAAGTTAGAAATCTTGTATTAGAAGCAAAAAATGTAACTATAGAAGATACAGAGAATAACTTTACAAGTGATAATGTTGAGGGAGCATTAAAAGAGGTTTTTCAAAGTGGAGTTAATGCTAAAAATAATGTAGTAACAGCATTAAACTCCAAGGGTGCAGAGGTTACTACAAGCGATACATGGGAAGAAATAAAGAATAAAATTGATAAAAAAGAAGGTAGGTTAGATTTAAGAGAAGCAATACTTTCAAGTAGTTCATTTTTAGTTACAAATGGAAATATAGAATATATTGAAAAATATGGAGGAAATCCAATTTTAGAATATGAAGCACCTTTTTTTTATGTAATTAAAGGGACACATTTAATTAAGATTAATACAAATGATGAATCTGTAATTTTTGATATTACTTTATCTAGTAATAATTTCTCGTGTATTTGCATTACTCAAGATTATTTGTTTATATCTGACAATACTAAATTATATAAGATAAATAAGTCGACAGGAAGTGAAGTACAGTCAATAGAAGGTGCTTATTATAAGTTATGTACTTATGGGGAATCTATTTATGGAGTATATGGAGATGAGACTTCTTCTACACTTCATAAAATTAGAATATCTGATATGTATATAATGTTAACTAAAGATATGTCCTCTGATAGAATTTATGACTTTGAAAGAGGCAAATTTGTATGTAATAATAATGCTATTTATGCTACAACAGAACACTCTAATTCAAGTGGTCTTACAGAATGTTACCTAACTAAAATAAATTTTGATTTTAGTGTTGCGAAAAGTTTTAGAATTGGAGGATATTTATATGAAAAAAATATTAAGTTTTTAAATGATTTTGTTTTTGTATCTGATAGTAGCAGAAGCATGGAAGTTGAGAGTGGTAAAAAAAGTGGATTAGCAAAATATGATGTAAATTTAAATTTAATTATTTATGATGAGTCAAATAGATATGAAAATTTTGAAATATATAATGGATATGTATATACATTAAATTCGCTTTCTAGTAGCCCATTTAAAAAAATAAATTTAAATACTCTTAAGGAAGTTAATAGCTACCGAACACTCATTAACACAAATGCTCAAAAAGGTATGTTTATAATAAACAATATAATTTTTTTTATTGGTGGTGGCATTTACAGAAATATATTATCAAAAAAGGTTTATTCAGATGAAAAAGGAGAGGAATTATGATTTATTTAGGAAATTTTATGGAGACAGATGAACAAAACATAAAATATGTTGGTATGATACACTATGAACCAAATTTGTTATCGGAGGAAAACTTAAAACAAGGTATTTTGATAGAGGAATTACCAACACCAAAATACACAGAAAATAAAGAAGCAAAGTTATTTATAAATATAGATACTAAAGAGGTTTTCTATAGATATACAGATATTAAAAGTAGTATAGAAGATAAAGTAAATTCTACAGAACAAACAATAGCAGATTTAACATTTCAATTAATGTCAAATGGGGTGATATAAATGAATTGGTACAAGATAATAACAGATTTCTATAATAATGGTAATTGGACTAAAGAGCAAGTTAAAACGGCAGTAGAAAAGAATAAGATAACAGCAAGTGAATATAAAGAAATTGTAAGAGAGGACTATATAGCATAGTCTTTTTTAATTCAAAAATTAGGAGGTTTTCATGAATGAAGAACTTTTCGAAGCAGATTTAAAAAGACATGAAACAAGAATAAATAAACATGGAGAAGAAATAGACGAATTAAAAATAGCAAATATAGAGTCTAAAGCAGAGTTAAAAGCATTGTGTGAGAATCTAAACTCACTTACAAGTATGCTCAAATGGCTAATTGGTACAATGATTACAACACTTGTAGGGTTCTTTATATTTGCAGTTCAAAGAGGAATATTTTAATTAATTAGGAGGATAAGAGATGGATAATTTAATAAGTTTTATACCAGAGCAGTTGCTAATTTTAGTAGCTGCTCTCTCTATTATAGGTAAGGGCTGTAAGAAGTATAAGCAACTAGATAACAAATATATTCCAGTAGTGTTATTAATACTTGGTATAGGATTTTCTATTTGGATGTTAGGACTAAGTCCTGTTGCAGTCTTACAAGGCGTGATTTGTTGGGGTATATCAATAGGTATAAACCAAACTTACAAACAGTTGAAGGAGGAAAATAAATAATGAAAATATGTATTACAGTAGGACACAGTATTTTAAAAAGTGGAGCATGTACTTCTGCTGATGGAGTAGTTAACGAGTATCAATACAATAAATCTCTTGCCCCAGTGTTAGCAGATACATTTAGAAAAGAAGGTCATAAGGTGGATGTAATAATATGCCCCGAAAAGCAGTTTAAAACTAAAAATGAGGAAAAATCTTATAAAATACCTAGAGTTAATAGTGGAGGATATGACTTACTTATAGAGTTGCATTTAAATTCAAGTAACGGTCAAGGTAAAGGTTCAGAAGTTCTATATTATAGTAATAAAGGCTTAGAGTATGCAACTAGAATATGTGATAAACTAGGTACAGTATTTAAAAATAGAGGTGCTAAATTAGATAAAAGTTTATATATCTTAAATAGTTCAAAGCCTACAGCAGTATTAATTGAAAGTTTCTTTTGTGATAATAAAGAAGATTATGAGAAAGCTAAGAAACTAGGTCATGAAGGGATTGCTAAGTTAATTGTAGAAGGTGTATTAAATAAAAATATAAATAACGAGGGAGTTAAACAGATGTACAAACATACAATAGTTTATGATGGAGAAGTTGACAAAATCCCTGCAACTGTAGTTGGTTGGGGCTATAATGATGGGAAAATACTAATATGTGATATAAAAGATTACGTACCAGGTCAGACAGAGAATTTATATGTTGTTGGTGGTGGAGCATGTAGCAAGATAAGTTCTATCACTAAAGAAAATTATACAATGATAAAAGGTAATGATAGATTTGACACTCTTTACAAGGTATTAGATTTTATTGATAGATAAAATAAGAGGTGTATAAGATGCTAATATACGATAAGAGTTTTTATCCAAATAATATTTACCCCAAAATAGATTTTCTCAAAATAAAAAGGCAATTAAAATCAATATACAAGAATGATTTATCAGATTGTGGAAGCATCTGTATAATAGAAAGAAAAGACTATTCTATGTCTGTAAACAGTCTAGGTGAAGTAATTGTATATTATGATTCAAAGTTTAAGCAATGTGTTCAAGATGCAATAAGAGATATTGAATTAATGTTTAAAAGTCAAATTAGAAGTTTTTATTTAATAGATAGATTAGAAGGTAGCAACTAGAGTTAATTGTTTGTTGCAATAATTCTATTGCTGTAATATAATGCAAGTATATTATAATAGTGGGAGGAATTGTTATATGAATGAAATGGTCTATGAAGGATTTGTAAGAGCAGCTTTTAGTATTAATCTGGATAATTTAATTAGTAGAAGTGAAGATTTAGGGGGATTGGCTGAAGCTGATATTTTTAGAGCAGCAAATAATTTACATGAATTAAATGAGATAAAAATAGGTACTGGTTATGCTATTGCGATATTTAATAATGAAATATTAGAGCATTGTAATGTTTCTGATGAAGATAGCAATAGAATGACTGAATTATTTGACAGAAGTTTAGTAGCGACTTCGAGAGAAGAAATAGTTAATATTATAAAAGACTATGAAATTTATATAGAAAGGTACTTTACTTTCAAATGGAATAGATAAAATGTATAAAAAAGAAGGTAGCAACTAGTTAGTTGTTACCTCCTTTTTTATTTTAATCATTAATCTTATTAGTTATTATATATTTCTTTCTAATTAAATAGTAAAATACCCCTGTTATAATGGCTACTAATATTATTGCTAATATTGTAATATCTAATCTTCTTGTGAATAAACCTATTGCTATGTATTCAAGACCTATTAAATATTGATAAAATATTTCTAGTTTAACAACTTTTTCTCTATCTATATCTCCATATATTGATTCTAATTTATTAAAATATTTTTTCTTACAATAATTAGTTTTACCTTTAATTAAATATCTTATTGTAGTTACTATTATAATTGCTATTCCAATAAGTACAAGATAGAGATTACCAAAATCCATAGTAGATGCCTCCTTTATAATATAACAACCAATTCATATATTAGATTTAATTTTCTTAATCAAAGTATATCAGCAACACAAGTATAAAGAGTATCTAAAATATTACAAATATTAACAGGACACATAAAACTATAGTATAAGTTGTAATAATAAAACGAACGAAAATTATCATACTAAAACATAAGACATGCTATAATTGTATTAGATAAATGTTTGAATATATACCAAAAGTACTCTTTTTATAAGAGTGCTTATTTTTTTGAAATTCATTAGCATATAAACATCAATAATATTACTCAAGACACCTTAAAATTGATTTAAATAGCTCTTTTTCATACACAAAATTATATGATATAATAAAAAAATAGAAGTGTACTACCAATACACTTCTATAGTTATAACTAAGCATTCTCTTGCTGGGGAGTGCTTTTTTCATTTCTCCAAACAACATTGTTTTTTTCATCTGTAATTATTAAATCAATCTCATTATCTTTCAAAATCTCTGTTGCAGTACAAATGAGATTATCTAAGTCAAAACTTCGAGTTACCTCTAGTTGTTTGTTATTTAATGCTCTTTTCAGTATATAAGTTTTAAAACACATTTATACCACCCCTTAAGCACTAAGACATTCTTGTAAGCATTCTTCTGCTTCTTCTAATGTAGAAAATTCATCTACGTATTGGTCGAAGTTTCTAATATATTCAGTCTTATATTTAGTGCTATTCATTTCTATAAAAGCAATAGTTTTACCATTATCATAGTAGCGGCTTATCACGAAGTATTTTTCTGTGGCAGATACATTTTCTTTATCTCCTGCAACTAAGTCTTTAGCACTGAAATTAGGTGACATACTATAATTTCCAATCCTTATGTATTCACAATTATTATCATCATTAAAACGGATTTTAGCACGTCTAACAGTATCATCTTCTTTATAAGTTATAGTTTTATCAGTTCTTTTAATAACCTCTATAGTGTATATGCAGTCATGGTCACAAACACTTTTTGCAAAATAAGTTTTACCTACTTCAAATTTTATCATTTTAAATACCTCCAATAATTAATTTGTTAAGTTTATTATACACTATAAAGTGTCGTTTGTAAATATAAAAATGAAATTAAATAGTTTTCTTTGTAAATTAAATATAGATAAAAGAAACTCTATAGTGTATAATTATATATAGAAAAGTGAGGTGTTTATGATGTCAATTTCATTTGGAGAAAAGATAAAAATAATATTAAAAAGAAAAAATATGACTATAGGTGAGTTAGCAGAAAAAACAGGACAAACAAGACAAAATCTTTCAAATAAATTTTCAAGAGATAATTTTTCAGAAAAAGAAATTAGAGAATTTGCAGAAATACTTGATTGTGAATTTGATTTTTATTTTATTATAAAAGATACAAATGAAAAAGTATAAATAGGGGGAATTTGTTATATGGAAGTAACTTTGCATACAGGAGAGATTAATTTTTTTAAAGACCATGAGGTTGCAAAGAATTATATAGGAGATTTATACAATTTTATAGAGGAATATAAGTTCTCAATGGACACAGTATCTATTTTGACTAATATAGATATAAAGAAGTTAAATGACTTTTATATAGGAAAAGGAGCTCTACACTATGATGAATTAGTACTTATAAATAGTGTTGTTATAATGCCTTTTATAGATGTATTTAAAACCGCTAAACATAACTATGGAATGATAATTAAAAGCAGTAAAAAAGATGAAGAATAGATATTTGATAATTGTAAAATTATGTTATAATTAAAATGCAAGAGGCTACAATCTAAGGGCGAAAGTTTTCAGAAATCACCTTCGTATGAAAGGGGGTGAGTATATGAAAACACTTATGTTTATACTTGTTATAGCGTATTATATTACTATTGTGATAAAATCTATTACAGCAATAGTAAAGTCTATAATAAGATTACTAGATTCTATAAATAGATTAAAAGAATCTTTACATAAACTAAGAAATCGTCCTGACTGCAATCAAGACGATTTCAATGAATAAATCATTACTTAAATTATTTTGAATTTGAAACTTCGCTCTAGAGCAATAGATTGTAGTTTCTTTTTTTGTTTTTGATACGAATTTACATCTTTATTATATCGCATTTTAAGAAAAAATAAAACTATGAATATTAGAAATATATTTTATTTTATCTCTAAGTATATATATTATTAGCCACCTAAAAAACTTTCACAAAAACAAAAAGAGTATATGTTTTTGATAACTGGATGATATAACTTATAACTCATTTTACAATTCTTAGTTCATATATATTTATGCCACTAAATTTCTCTAGTTTTGCCGATTTAGTTTTATTCTACAACTAAAATAATACAATAGAATTAGTTATTATTCAACAAGATTGTTTGAAAATTAAATAAATTTGTAGATATGAATAATATTTTTTATATATAAAAACAAACTAAAACAGTAGAATATATGGTAAAACTTACCTATAGTTTTTGTGTTAAAAAGCTCCTATTATTAATTTAAGTTAGATGAATTAAGGAAGTGACATAAATGGAGCGACAAGAGGTAGAAAGTAAATTACGCAGGGGCGAATTAATGTTGATGGAGTACATGTGAAGGGAAAAATCTACTCTATCTAAAAAAGAAATAGAAGTAGCAATGAAAGAAAAATATAAGTGGAGAAAAAGCACTACAGAGATTTTACTTGGAAGATTAGTAAAAATGAGAATATTAAAAAAGAAGAGAGCTGGTTTTCAATTAAACTATGAAGTATTAGTAACTAAAAAAGAATATTTAAATGCAATAAAAGAAGAAAAAGATATAAGTAAATATGATAATTTTTTTACACAAGTATTTACAACTATACATAGAAAAGAAGAAAAAAAGACAGAGGAACAAATAAAAGTATTTATAGAAAGTATGCAGAAGAAATGGAAAAAATAATTTTATATTTTTGTATGTTAATAGAAAGAAGGGGGATATTATGCTAAATAAAAAATTACCAGATTCAGAATTCAAGATTATGCAATACATGTGGAATTCTGGTTATAAAACTGTAATATCAAAAGATGTGGCAGATGAAATGGAAAAAATATATAAATGGAAACAAACTACAACACTAACACTTTTATTAAGGTTAACTAAAAGAGGTTTTTTAGCTTCTCAAAAAATAGGTAAACACACACATTATACAATATTAATAAAAGAAAAAGAATACTTAAAATCAGAAACTAAAAAACTGTTTGGAAATTTACATAATAATCCTTTGTCACAGTTAATATCAAAGTTACATGATAAAGAAGAGGTAAGTATTGATAAAATAGATGCGCTTGAAGAATGGTTAAGAAGTTTGCAAGAAGATGAAGAATAAGAATATGCCAAAAGGTAGCACTCAATAGTAGCTACCTTTTTGTGGATAAAGCTGGGGATAAACTATGGAAAAGTTATATAAAAATTGTGGATAAAATGTTTTGCTGACATTTAACTGACATAAATATTAAAACTTGATTTTAAAGTATTGAAATTTCAATTATTAATCATATAAAAATAGAAAAGTTATTATTTTAATAAAGAATAATAAATATATTAATATCATTAATAATTGTTATAAATGTGAAATACTAACGATATCTAAACTAAATTATTATAAAATAGCTGACTGTAATTTAATTGATAAAGCCTATTCTTCTAGACTTTGCCAATTAAATTACAGTCAGTTTTATTATATAAAAAAATGCGTAACAGAACTATTATTTTATAGATTATATTTGAAAAGATAAATAAATTGTATATCTAAATCTATATATTATTTTTTACCTTTAATATATA